GTCCATTATTTTTCTTCATCATCCGCGAGTAGTCCGTGCGAGACCAACGTATCGAGACAACCTATGCCGTCTCGAAAACCCGCTGCATAACCAACATTGTATTGGGCGTCAGTAGACCCACGATCAATAGACGTTAAAGACTGCTTAACTATCCACTGAAAAATTACCGTTTTAATTTTCTGGCCCAACTGGCTGCTGAGAAATTGTTCCAGGAGTTTCGCCTCCTCCCGTGTCCATACCGGGCTGGATGTCTTGGGGACCATTCGGTTGAGGCGCCATATTGTCTTGAGTAGGTTGATTAAGTGCATTTGAAAGTTCTGCCACTTCTTGAGCTAAAGCCTGGGCTGCTTTGCCATCCTGTTCCTGGAACATGGCCATGTGCTGGCCGAGATGCTCCTGGATTCGCTGTATTTCGACTGGATCAGTCTCAGCGTTCTGGGATGATTTGAGTGCCATGTAATCAAGCATCGTACGAACGTGTACAGCATGATCGTCAGTGGCTTTGACCTGGGCTGGAAATCCGATTCGCATGATACCGAGCTCAACTGCCTGTTCCTCGGCGGCATCGGCTGCTTTAAAGTTGGGATCGACCAGTAATCGTTTGACCAGGCCGCTATCGTCGGCTTCGAGAACGGACTTGCGAAGCTCGAGCTGATTAACAAACGGATCCTGTGAAAACATCTGAAATCGACCGAGAGCTTTCTGGTAATGGAAAGTCTTGTTTACACCATCAGCCGATCCGGATGGGATGATTTCATACTCCTGATGAATTGCTTCCTGGGGTACCTGCTCGAGTGTTTCGAGGTAGAAATAGTTCAGACTGGATCCATCGAACTGGTTAAGTAGTGACCAGCATTGCTCATAGAGCTTGCTTAACTGCATGCGGAATGTTCGCATGCGAAGATCAGCGGATTGGCTGAACAGATTACCGATCGCGGAAATCTCAGTTGCCGTGCGGCGCTCCTGTTTGTCCAGGGACTGAGAGATACCAAAATCCGGAGTGCTAACTCGCTGTTGAGCTAAGTCCCGGTAGAGCACCATGTGCGTGTCAAAACTAATCGGCGGAGACGGCATCGGTATCGGTGCAATGTCCTCGGGCAGTATTTGACCTGGTTGAAATCGGAGGTTGCTTGTATTAGGTAACGAACGAGAAGAGCGGAACAGAGGACGGTTATACAGCGTCATACAGTCATTCTTTTCGTTCAGCAGCTTGGAGAGTGCGGTCTCGAATACAGCAACCAACTCGACCACTCCTCGAGGTGAATACCAACCAGGATCTTTGACCTCGTATTGGAAAGAGATAAATGGAGGCAACCCGTGATCATAGGGTATCCGCATTGGCGGACGCACAGGCTCATCTGGGTTTTGCGGTGAGTATGTATAGATCTCCCACTCACTATCGTCATTTTGACAGTATGTCTCCCAGACAATGATCTGCCTCTCATGGGCATCAGTGATTCCCTCGCGAACAGTTTGTGACTGTCGACGCGTGTCATCACCTGCCTGGGAGGAGTAAGTTCCGGTGACCGTCTTTACAAAGTCTTCATCTTGGTTAAATCCAACCTGGCGCCGATAGCTTTCGGGCGTGTAGTGCTGAATGTGCGTGAATCGATCAGCGGTCTCAAGTGATCTGCATTGGTTGGGAACAATCAGATGCATTGGATCGACAGACTCGAACTTGATCTTCTTGTGATCGAAGTCGTAGGTAGTCTTTAAAATTCCTCGACCACTGACGAGCATAGCGTCAATGGCCGATATAATCTCATCCTGGAGATTGGATTTCTGTTTGAGCTTATAGTCAAACCACTGAGCAGCAGCAGTTGTAAGAGCTGTATTTTGATCTTTGAGAGAGACAAATGAGGCGACCGTATCCAACGCGAACAACTGTTGCACGTAATACGGTTTGAGGTTGCTGATGATTGTGTCTGAGAGCGGGAAGTGGGCATCGCTTGCACCCGGCCATGGTTTTGACTTGCGCCTCAAACCGTGATGCCTGAGATCATAATACATTTGTTGACGGGTTTCCCAAACGGAACGATCCGCCAGATCTTCGACCGTCAAACTGTAGAGCTCAGAATAATCCATTTCGGACCACCATATGCTCGGCGCAAAAGTCGCCAACAATGAATTTACCGTATTTTATCCGCAATGAATCCCGTGAGTTGTGGACTCGTATCCATCGGGGATCTCAACGCCCTCAAACATCTCTTCAATGCTCGGCCTGACGTATGTGTCCATGTAATCATGATCCGATCCCATAGCCACTGCCATGCAGACTGCATCCGCTCTATCGGGGCTGGATAGACCTCGGCTTTTCATTTCGCCTTTAGTCTCCAATTCCATCTTCCCGGCTTTATTGGCCCGGCAACGTCGACTGGTCAACTGAGCCATGAGCACCTCATCATCCATAAGTATGAGCTCTTGTTTCTCAATAAGCCTGGCAGTTTCGTACCACATCTCTGCCGACCTATTGACAAACGCATCACTGTCTCGGGCCCGGCCTCCGAAATTCACCCGATTGATATCCCATCCAGCTTCCCTGAGAGCATCTGCCATTGGGCGACCTAACCCGCCCTCATCACAGTATATATCCTCTGGCTTCAATCCGGCCCGGCGAAACTCAACGATGAATTTACCAACAGCGGCCATGGTATCTTTATCTACCCAGGAAACAATGCGCGTTAGTTTGTTGCCCTCCCTCACTGCCAATACGTTTTCATCGGATCCAGCCGCGAAATCTACACCAGCAATCGGTGCTGTCTTTTCATGCCGGGGAGGATTCGTTAAGCATTTTTGATAGGCATCGTAAGTGACCAAAAGAGATTCATCGGAGGTCGCCATGAACTCTCCAAAGATCATCGAACGCACCAACGGATGATCCTCACCCCAGCGCTTGATCTGCTGATCAATCCAGCTTTTCTCAATGTGTGGGCAATCAAATGACGTTACCGTATGCGTCTTGTAAATGTCAGAGTGCCGAGTAAAGATGCGATAGAATTCACCAGAGTTCCCTCCCGGCGAAGACATGACCAACATGCGGTTTGGTTGGCACCTCTCAACAGCCTCGAAGATGGAGTCTTTCACTGATTTGGACTCATCAATAATGACCATTAAATTGTCAGCGTGAAATCCCTCGAAGCGGCCGGGATCATCCGTAGAAAAACCAATCACCCTGGAGTTGAGCTGGGGAATCCGTAGATCTGTTTGATTGATCTCTATGCCAAATCCCTCGACTTTACGAGATAGTGATCGGATCGTCGGCCATAACTGCTCTTTAACCTGGCGATAGACGCCGGACGTTGTCACGCATACGCTATTGGGAAACATGAGCGCATGCCAGAGTGCCGCTGGTGCCGCGCACATAGCAGTCTTACCGCTACCATTTGCCGCTTTTAGCGCAACTCGGGAGCCTGGCTTATCAAGATCCCCAAGAACATCCCGCTGCCACTTGTAAAGTTTCAGCCCGAATATGTCCTCGGCAAATCGGTCGAGGTGGACGAGCGTCTGATCAAACGCGTCTTTCTGGCGCTGAGTAATTTTCGTTGGTTTATCGTGTGCTGGCATTAGACTCCAATCACTTTACATCCCTGGGATCTGGTGAATTCCATATCCGCTTTCTCCGCTGGTAACGGGTTTTCTACACCCACTCTCTGCATAACTAAATTCAGAGCGCGTTTACGCTTCAAAACGTAATATAGAAACTTGCACAGGAAACGCTCATCGTTTCCGTAAAAATTCCATGTGTTTCCGAATCCGCATTGATGATGAACCATCGGTCTGTTGAATTCGTTCTGAGGTTCGAGGTGAAGCAAGTTGTTGACGTAAAACCAATACCTGGCGATTGCTTCTCGCATGCTAAAGCCGATAACGTCTAGTGGGTATGTATGCAAACCTCCGCAGACCGAAGTGTACTTTTCTGACCGGGTAGTGGGGCATACGACAAGAGCATCTTCGCCCCTGGAATAAAAGACAGGAGTGCACGGGTAGTTGCTTTTGAGTAAGTCAAAATGGTCAGTCCATTTGAGGTCAATATCAATGACCATGGTGGATGAGCATTTCCTCTGACCAATAATGTCGCTCAGTAGAAACCTCCAAAACATTCCAGTAGCACCAATTGATGAGTGCCGCATAAAATGAAAGTTTACCCGGTCAGACTCTATGTCACTGGTTACTCTGTCACTCAGTTGCGGATCCACAAAGATATCAACGCAAACATTACTGTTTAACTTATCGAGATCTTCTATGTTTCTTAGAAGCGAGCTGTAATATTTCTGATTCCAGTTTTCGTTTTTGCTCTGACCTGTGTGATCGTTCAGACTCCGATCAAACAAACTGACCGCTATCACTGTCTCAGCATCTGGGCACCTGATTACACTGTGATCGATTTCAAGCAGCCGGGTATACCAGTCCTGTAGTGGGCAATTGTTTACCAGCCAGTCCAGCGTAAGTTCTGGATTGTAATAATGAATGGGTAAATCTGTCCTCATAAACGAACTGCAAAGAAGTGCCCCAGAGGATCGACAGTAGGCTCGAGACCTACGCTGAAACCGTTGGCTTGCAAGTAATCTTTCAAACCGTCAATGGTCTCTGTCGCGTGACCGTGGTATTCACCAACGATAGCATCAACCCGGTTTAGCTTTGTGCATTTGAGCAGACCTGGATATTCGCCTCCCTCGCAGTCCAGCTTCAAAATGTGCACGTAACCTGCCAGGTCAATAATGTCATCCATGGATATTGTTGGGGTGCCCGTGCCATCGGGGCTCAAAACACAATTACTGCCTCCAGTGTTCGTTTCCTCGAGGCTTGGAATTGATTTTACGAGCAGCCCAGAGTTGCAATGTATCGCCATGTTGTATGGTTTTATTTGAGTTCCCTGGACGTTTTCGACCAACAGCCTGTAGCTCTCCGGATTGGGCTCGAATGCATAAACGCTGGTTGCACCGTTATCAGCGGCCAGGCGCGAAAACGATCCAATGTGGGCCCCTACGTCTACGACAATTTTACCAGCGAATCGGTTTACTCGATACTCGTTCGCACCGTAAACGAGGTTATAAATGTCTTCATCCCATGTGCCTGGTCTAAACTTCATTGCTCATTTCAATTAACGCGGATCCAGATACTGTGTGGATGTAGTCAAAGCCACTGACACGGTTGCTGTAATTCTTTACAAAGTCCTCCACGGCAAGTTGGACTTCATTCTGGTAACCGGGATAATCATCTACGTGAATGTAGCGAGCACCCGATCGGTAGCAGAGCATGATATCCTGGTAGCAGTTTCGGTAATCGTGACCAGCGTCAACAATAGCTAGATCCCCGCTCGCGACTTTGGTTTCGTTACGAAGATCACATTGCACTAAATTGTATCGATCGAATTTACGTGCTTGGAATAGCAGCTTGCAACGGTCAGCGGGTTCCCATGGATTGCCGTCCACATCATGGGCAACTCCAAAAGAGTCATACCCGGTATAGGTCGCATTGTAATCTACTCCGGTTAAGTAAGCATCCGCGCTGGATCCGCCATGTGTCCCAAGCTCAGTAATGCTGCCTGGCTGGAGCACCGATGAGATTGCTTTGAAGACGCGATACTTGCGGGTAAAATCCTCTCGTTGCGAGCAGTAATACTCTTTATCCCACTGGTTAAATACACTGTATTCCTCCTCGGGGATCCAGGTGTCCTGTTCAGCTACTGAGCTGATTTTATTGCAGAGTTCTTTAATATCCATGGCTCTTCGGAAAATACTTTTCGATCACTTTTGCATAACCATCCACCATCCGCGTATACGAATACTCTCGGGCTCTTTTTGCAGAGGCTTTGCTCTTGGCAATTAACTCGTCCTGGTTGTTGTAAATGTGTCGCATGATTTGCGCGGCATGATCCACATCCGGTTCAGCCCAGGCGCCGTTACCCTCGTAATAGTGAGTAGCCGGGACCAAGTCATATTCGACCGGGTAGCACATATCCGCTTGCATGTATTCACTGAACCCAAAAAACATGGGCAGAATACTTGGGCGGCCCATGGCAGCAGCTTCATGCGGCATGAGTCCCCATCCCTCTCCCCGGCTCATGCATAGATAAACATCCAGAGATGCATACCAATCAGCGAGCTTGTCTTTGGGAAACTCTCCCTGGTCGATCACTATTCGACCGTCAGTGAATCCCGGGAGTGGATCTTTCGGGTAGGCTTTGCAATGAAGCTCAACTTTCTCTCTCCCCGTGGGAAATGCTCGAGTGAATGCTTCAACGCATTCATCAAAACCTTTGCGGGGCCATCCGTGCCGGGTTATTCCAGACGTACCGAATACCAGGTGTTTGCGAACAGGGAACTCCCTGGGCTGGAATGCATCGGTATCAATCCCAAACTCAACTTTGTGCATTGGGGCCGTAACTCCCTGGCCGGATAGTGCAAGCATGTTTGCCATGGTTGGGATGATGAGAGCTTTGCAACGGTTGAGATTGCCAACCCAGTTTTGAGGTATGCGGGTAGTTTCCCACATGGTCGAATAGATTGTTCGCTGGGGATCGTCCGGATGCTGCTTCGGCGGATGGATGATCAGTGTGGGAGCATCATATTGAGGTTGCCTGGCAAGTATTCGATCATAGCGCTTCGGGATAATGCGTGTCCACGCGTCATCATTATACGGTATCAGGCACAACTCCCATTTACGTTTCAATAAACCATCAACGATGATTTGAGTGTGGAAATCGTAACTGGAGTTGTCTCCGATTTGAGCTCGGACAATTAATTTCATCTTGGGATCTGGGGTAACTGGCTTTTCAGTTACGCCGAAAAAATGTCTCAGCAGACTCGCCATCGTATTCCTCCGTAGGTTCAAAATCGGCGAGCAGACTATCAGACGCATCGAGCAACGCGTCGACCACGCTCACAATGTGTGTAGCCAGGAACGATTCGGACTCGGTGCCATCGTTGGAGACTACCTGCCTGGTGATATCAACTTCGCCATCCTCGCTCTGACATACGTTAACTGTGAGAGTAACCATGGTTCACTCATGTGCATATGAGCTGAATATTACAACTCAGAGTTTACCGTATATGCATTACCGCTGCCATAAACCCAGCAGCAAAGCCGAGGCAACAGCCGAGTAGGAATATGCTCATGGGCTCCATTACGACAGATCGTATTTCATGACTTTCTGAGCGTGGGCTAGTCCATGCGTTTTGATCAGCTCTTTCATTTTACGCATGCGGTATGATCGACGGTTACCAGCATTATACTGCTCGCGTTTAGCTGCTCGATAGGCATTGGTCCTGGATCGCTTGCATGGTTTGCAATACCAGCATCTACCATTCGGCGCATCGGGCTGAGTGTAAAACTCAGACTCCGGCTTATCTTCTTTGCAGTCCCCGCAGATCACTTGAGCTCGATATAGTTCACATGCACCAGTCCCTGGTCAGGATCGGCCAGTTGCTCAAAAGCATATGAGCTGAGATCCAGCTCTCTCCCAGCGATAAACGGTCCACGGTCATTCACGGTCACGATGACATGCTTGTCTGGGGTATAGACCAGGAGCATGGTTCCAAATGGCAGATCTCGATGAGCACAGGTCATGGCCGATGGATCGTAGGGTTCTCCGCTCGCTGTAGGGCGGCCACGGTAGGGCTCCCCATACCAGGAGGCGACGAGCAGACATAGAATTGGGATTTTCATGTGCGAGGGAAAAATAGGGGTGGGGGTGTTCGATAGTCGATTGGCTGCTGGGGGCCCCTACCCCACTACACTCTCAGCAACCTGGTTTTGCTATGTATCTTAGGTACAGTTTTATTGATCGTCTTTATTATCAACAGGTTCCACATCAACAACAACTGATTGATCATCAGCCGAGTCGACCATCTGTCTAGTTTGATGGAGTTTTTCAAGCAGTTGATTGGGCCCATGTGTATGAGATATTGATCCACTCTGTTCTACCCGTTTAGTCGGTGCATACTCATCTGGGAACAGAACACCTAGCATTTCCATAGCCATTCGCGGTGTCTTCGGCATCCCTGACCAGACCGTGTTTATCAATATCTCCCTGTTAAGAGCTCGAGCCTGTTCCACTGCTGCATCGAAGTCTGGATACTTAGCTTTCCATCTACTGAACGTCTCTGGACTTACCCCAATCATGCGAGCCACTCCGATCTGTGACATGCCTTTGATGAGATGGCGTATGATCACTCTGACGTTGTCCCGGTTGTATCTATCCTGGTCTCTTAGGATCTTCTTGGAAGCGTCTTTAGCACTCTGAGGGATCATCTCCTCAATGTTATCTTTATACGGTTCAAAGATCTCCTGGATGTTTTCAGGTTGGACAGGATCCAGTGATGGAGTTTTAACAACTAGTGCAGGTCTCTTAGTCTTCGTTGGCTTTAAATGCTTCATAATCGCTCGAGGATGCTTTGTGAGCGCGTTTCTCTTGGTTTAGGTTAAATCATACTACACAGTGTTTAACACCCTCTTAAATCAAAGATCTGGCATTCTTGTAGGATCGCTTCCAAAGCTCAACGTAGTCAGTCTCATCTTTGCCGTGAGGATCTCTACCGAAAACGATTACCCAATCTGCACCTCCACGGTCCATGTCATTGGCAACTCGATCCAGCATCCATGCCTCTGAGCGCGGATGATAACCGTAAGTGAAAGCGAAGTAGCCCCGGGAGATTGCCTCTTCGGGCTCGAGAACCTCTCTCTCCCTGCCATTGACCGTGAGTGTTTTCATCTCAGTGAGTAGTCTTTAGTTCTGATATCAACAACGTAGCTTCCGCCCCTCGCCATCCTCGAGGCGATACGCCGGTCGAGTGTGGCTATATCTACAGCTCGTTTGTTGCTTGTAACGATCGTCCATCGTCCAACCCGGGAGCCCAGGAGGTTGTGAAGTTTTTCGGTGCTGAACTCTGTCTGGTTCTCAGCGCAGACCTCGTCCAACACCAGGTACTTCCACCTCATCATGTCCCGGTATCGGTTGTAAGCTGATCCGCTCCGAAGATCTTCGACTAGCTTTGGCCAGTAGATCCATTGAGGGACGTATTCAGCTTTATCCCCAAAATCTGGTTTCTTTTTTAGCCAGTTCCAAAAGCACTTTGCAATGTGAGTCTTCCCGGTTCCTGATGAGCCCAGGAGAGATAACCACTTTGGCTGCTCTCCATCCCTCACATCTGAACCCCACTCCGCTGAGACTCTGACCATTCGCTCAACCTCCTCGTCAAGTAGCTGTAGACCGAACCACTCTGCCCACTTCCGCAAAATCACTGGCGGACGAGTCTTCGTTGGCGTTTCCTCGATTCCGGTCAACTGCATTATTTGCTGACCGATTTGCTTTATTTCTGCCATATCCTCTTTTCTCCCATGCTTGTAATTTAAACCACCAGTCGATGAGCTTGCCGTTTTTGTTAAGCCATAGTTGTTCGCCCTGGTGATAGTCGTAAAAGTTTTCGCCAATCTCCGGTGATATCTTCCGGCTCTCGCAAAAATCGAGAACGTCTTTAAGAGATGGAGATTTATGCAATGATAGCTTATTACTGTTAGTGTTAGTGTTAGTGTTAGTATGCTTATGGGTACCCTCATGGGTTGGCTTTGAGGTACCCTGTAGGGTTCGTTTACGGGTAGGCTTTAGGGTAGGCTTTAGGGTTCCCTGCTTAACTTTGGCCCCTCTTTTTCCAGCTTCCCTGCACTTCTCGATGAACTCTGCATGCTCTTCAGCTTCCCTGATCAGTCGATTGCATTTGACTTGGATCTTATCGCCAACCTCGATTTGGCAAACTTGTGAAGTCTGTATGTCTGCGATGAGCTCATGCATCTTCTCAGTATCCACTCCCCATAACCGGGAGAGTTGACTTTCAGTCAGCTCGGCTGTTCCCGGCGTTGACTGAGCATTGAGAAAACAAAGCAGATCAATCCAGGCGCCTTTAGCCTCGTTGCTCATTATCCTGGTGGAACTCAACCAGGCATCACTGTAGAACCGTATGTATTTCACAGTTCTCCTCGTTTCCGCAACTCGCTTTCCAAAGCGACAAAGCTACGTCTAAAGTTGCGATCAGTTCGTAACCATTCGTTAGCTCGTCTGTATGCATTGTGACTGGCGCCATGAGTTTGCTTGAAAACAATGGCAAGCTGGGGATAACTCAGAGTCATTATATCTCGAAGCACTTTTGTGGCAGCGGCCCGAGCCTGGATAGTGCGAACGTCTCTAGTCTTGTTGCAGAGCTCGTCCTGGCTCATGTGAAAGTGTTTCGCCACTATTTTTAAAAGTTTTCTGACATGATCTGTTGTATTCATTGAGTATATCTCTATCGAAGTTTGTGTTTTTGAAGTTGGTTAAAAAAGCGTGTGGCTTGACCAAATCGACGCTGGTTTCGCTTATGTCATCGTCGCCGCTGTCATCCGTATCCGGCGCCTGTATCCGCCATACGTGAGCACCGTGTTCTGCTAGGAATTCAGCCTCATAGGGGAACCGAACATCGTCGATCAACAGTGTATGAAACGCCTGTTTCCGTTTCTGCCATTCAGCCCACATGATATCCAGCCAGACAGTCTGACCGTAGACCTGCTTACCTACCTGTCCTACTACTTGGTAGACTGGCCGGAGATACTCTTTCTTGGATTCGTCATAGGGACCAAAGATCTTGGCAACTTCGCGCTTGATAGGATCCGAAATGCTCATCCGGATCGCCCCAGCGCCGAGATACTTTTCGAGTATCCCGGCCGCTGTTGACTTACCTGAATGTTTTTTACCGCTTATAGCTATTATCATCGTCTCGGATCGCTTTTGCATTCTCTGCCACTTTCTCGATAATCTTGGTATATAGCCTATATAACTCCAACGATGCGGTTTTCATCTGATCCCAATCTCGGATCAATGTCGCGTGTGTTATTGCTGCTGTTGAGCTTTCGCGGAGCGAATCCATAACAGCAATCAGTTGCTTATCTCTCTCTTTTTTGTTTTTCATATTGTTTCTTAGTTTCATAAAATTAAATGGGGGACGCACTCGCGCCCCCCCTCGCCGTTTCAACATATCTCAGAGACTTTATTCTCAATTGGTTCGGCGAAATCTCCACGGGTTGCTGAGAAGAAAGTGTCCGGCGATGTTATGATTACCCACTCACCGTGATCCTCTCTCCAGGCAACCGCCCAATGTTTGCAACCGTATCGAGAACTATCAGCTTTTGCTTGGGAGATAGCGTCTCTTAGGTTGAGTTTGTTAACTCTTTTAACCTCCCAGTGTATTGGCAAATCAGCGCAGTGGATGTCCGGCGATGGAGTTCCATCTTCGGTCTGAGCGCTGTATTGAGATCCGCGCCGAGCTATATAGCCATAGTGTATTAGCACCTGGGCAAACTCGCGCTCACCTCGTTTGCCTTTGTTGCGGGAGTGAACCATGATTAGAATGGAATATCGTCAGCGGTGACTTTCGGCGCCGGGCGTTGCTGCTGCCCGTCATCCATTAGTTCTTTTCTGGTAACCGTGATTGTCAACGTCTGCTCACCGTCATCGTTTTTATTTACCCAACCCGCCAGCTCGACAGTATCCCCAGCTTTAAGATCTTCCATGATCTCAACTTTGGAATTACTCAGTGATGGTCCTCGTCTGGGATTACCGTTCTCGTCTTCGGTTGCGTTTTTGAACAACCGTCCGCTTGCTATTTTGGTATATTTATGTGGCATGTTATTTTCTTGATTTGGTTAATGTTTGTGATGGTTTGCCG